ATCTGAACATCCGCGTAAAAATGTTCCCACCCTACTCTTTTAAAGGAGGAGGGGCGGTAGCATCTAATGTAGCGGATCCCATGGCGCCACCGTGTGTTCCAGTGTTCGGGCTCGTCAGTGATGACGACATCCCCGAGTTCACTAGGTCCGCGGCACGCACGGATACTAGCTGGTAAACAATCCAAAGTGTAAAACCAAGGATTGCGAAAATGATCAACGTAATGACAAGAGTGACGGTTTTCGCCACGTAGTCTGTTGAGTCCATTAGCCAGCTTGATGTAGTCCTGCGGTTCACTCGGTAACTCCTTCATAAAGTGCGGACGGACGTCCTCACCATAGAAGAAGTCACCACCACAACTCTCACGGAAAGGCCCCGACCAAAAAGATTTCTCTTTGTTGATCTGAAGACCAAAGAACGTAAGAGCAGACATCACGTCGAGCGCATTTTCTGTCGGAACGATAAGGTCATCGCCGTAGGCGAAGACCTCGCGTCCTAAAGCTGCCACGGTTTTACCCGAAGCGGCAAGACATATAGATGCGAAAACGAGAGTTTCTAACTCAAACGTGAAGCCATTCCCCATAGAGCTGAACTTTTCAAGCACAACCCACTTACCTTTTATGAAGGTTCGTGGTGCTCGAAGAGACTCGAGTAACTCAGTCCAAGGACTGGGAAACAAGAGCCTGATCAACTCAAGGGAAACGGTGTCGCTAGCGTTGCTAAGATCTAGAGTGGCAAATGCCTCCGTAATAGAGGCCTCACGGGCGACCCGCCTGTGAACTTCTTGCCCATTCTCCAGGTCAATCCCAAAGAGAGCCAATCGCTTCCGAAGATAACGACCGACCCCAAGCTGATAGAAAACTGGCAAGCCAGCTTCTATACAGATTCCGCGGTATTTCTCCGCATCCTTGGGCACCGTAGTGAAACGGTTTCCTGGTACGAACTTAGGTTCTACCCCGCGTCCTAGGGACGCACGGCCCCATGCAGTCTCGCTCCATTGAAAGAGCCAACTCCATGAGTCCGAGTAGAGGGTGGGTGCAGAAGACATTTTATCGCCGACGGTGGTCAACGGTGTCTTATCGGAGAAGGTAGCCCCAGGGCCAAAACGGCCCTGTACGAACTCAGGAGGTCTCCCTCCTAACAAAAGTCTGACGTTTTTTCGGACTAACGCGAGAAATTCGCGCAGCCGGGTATTGCGTACTCCATGGAGCCGCATGTCCCGTAAGACTAGGTTCGTTCTATAGCACTGATGCTCGCATTCGAAAAAGGCTTTTTCGGCCTTCGCCTTACGGTCGATCCCTGTGGGAAGGTTTTCAATCTTCCTCAGTAAATTAACCGCAATGGCATCTCGTCTGTAAGCATCCGCTTTTAGATACTGCCTCGGGTCCACTCGCATCGACGCGATCTGGGCCCACTCCTCGCCTTCAATCAGCATTGCTACCGAAAGAGAACGAGGCGTTCCGCATGCAGCCATAACGGCGTGCATGATCTTCTTCAAATCACTTGAAAGAAGAAATTCTGTCATAGAGGTCCTTCGCGGTACTGTTAAACCGCGGAGTAGCCGGCTTTGACCTGGTCCTTGAAGTGCGTCGACGCAATGAGGTTACAGCTTTGGCTGACGGCCTCATTGATGTCGGTGTCCGTCATTCCTTGCGGAACGACGAACGAGCCTTCGAAAACCAGGGTTTCGGCAATGACAGTTTTCCC